ATTGTAAAAACTTCACTCATATTTGGCCTCTATAATTTTTTTCCACTCTGGTACTCTGTCATACTGGTGAACAATGGAGAAAGGAACACCTTCACTAGTGCATATCATATTATCTACTAAAATAGGATTTTTTTCAACCAGCTTGTTACCATATTTGCCTGCAATCTGAGGACCTGTAGTGCCAAGTTGTGCTGCATACCCATCTTCAGACATAGCAAAATTTGTAATGTCTTTATAAGATTTCATATTCAAAAGAATGTTTAAAGCGGCTTGGTCTGGACCACCACCGCCTTCTGTGAAATGATTTGTGCTATTACATAACATATAGATGTTCAAAAACAAATCACTCATTGTATCAAATTTACCTGAGATTGTACCGGCGTTATAAATTAAATTTTCTTTATTGTGTTCGTGTATGAGGGCACCAAATGCTTTCATAAGATTATGACTGCCCCATTCTTCATCTTGGTAACGAATAGATTCACAGGCAACATTAATTTCTTTGTTGCCAAGATTGTTTTCTAACCAAGTTGAGGGGTTTGTTTGAAAGATAACATCTTTAACATCTGTAGTAATGATGTTACGATATTGTCCTTTGAATCGCTTGAGTAAGAACCAAAGGTGTAAAAATCTCTCAACTACAATTGAGAAGTTTTCTTTATACTCAAATCGTTTCTTTTCATCATTCTTTTTAAATGCAAGAATGGTATAGTTTCGCTTCACTAATTCATCAACTGTTTCATAATCTACATTATAACAAATCATGGCTTTTGTGCCATCAAAACCGCAAGTGTCTAGGGAATTAACCCAAGGCTTAATTTTATCAAAAGTGTATCCTGTGATACAACCAACCACTATATCATTCATAACAAACTCCAATTAATTAATAATCTTTAAATCTTTTTATCTTCTTCACACTCTGTCCTGGTGTGTCTCTCTTATATGTATTCGCCAAATAGGTCGTGCCATCGTTTCCACCACCAGAAGGAGGCAGAATATCAGGACTAGTACCTTCTTTTAGTTGTCTCTTTCGAACTATTCTTTGTATTGCTTCTAACATTTTAACCTCTAGTCAACGATAAAACTTTTTGAATTTGTTTTTCAATAATTGGTCCACGATTTGGCCAATTAATATATGGTTTGTCGGCAGTTTTTAAAAGATTTGTTAAAAATGGCATAATAAGTTTTTCAACTTCTGTTAATCTATGTTTATACTTCTCAACAGTTTCATCTTTCTCATTAATTACCGCATTGTATTCTTCTTCTGATACCGCAGAGAATCCAAAATCATTGTCACCATACTCTGCCATAATTTTGTTTATATCATATGCCATTATTTACTCCAGTTTTTCTGAGCGGTAAAATTCAAATGACTAAACTCAAGTCTATCTACTAACTTAACTGCATTACCTGTTAGTTTATCAACTGCAACAAAACCTTCAGGATTTGTCACTTTGAAACCATCTTCTGTTTGAACAAAGGTACTAGTAACTTGTTTCATTTGTTGCAACTTTTTGATAATCATATTCTTGGCATCAACCATGCCGTTTTGCATATCAAATATATTCTTCAAATCATTTGCAGAACCACGGAGAGTTCGCATGATTTCATTCTTAATCATTGTCTTATCTCTCTTTGTTTTATCCATCTTTGCTTCAATAATCTTATCATTTAATTTATCTTCAACCCACTTCAATAGTTCTCTTGTATGTGCGGCAGTATTTGTAATTTTTTGGCCTTCACGCACTTTGGTGTTGTTGAATGTCTTAATGTATTCTCTAATAACATCATTACTTGATATTCTACCAACAGACATAGAATTTGTTTGTTTGAATATTGCACCAACAGTAGATAGAATAGAAGTTATTTTTTTTGTTTCTTCTTCTGTGAATGATGCAGTACCAGAGGCATCAGTAAAATATGCATCACGAAACCAAACATCTTTAGTTGGTGTCAAATTCTTAATATCAATATTGAATGATGCCTTCATATCAGAGAATGTTCTACCTGTGTATGAAGTATGAAACACAACACCCATTTGTGCAGCCTGCATCGTCTTTGCTAACTTAGAATCAGCAGGCACAGCATAGATTAATGTGTTTGGTTGAAATGTAATGTAGTCTTCTCCATCAAGTGTTTTCTCTGTGATATCACCTTTTGCAAACATCATATCACCTTGCAGGACACCTTTGATACCAAGTTTTGGAAGATATCGTAATGCCACTTTAAGTTTTGCATTAAGACCTTCACCTGGATGATTCTTATCAATGTCTGCATCAGTATAATTCAACTTTGCATTTGCATTGAATACACCTTTTGTGCCAACAAAGAATTTACCATTGTCTGGATTGATACCACAAAAGATTGCAGGTGAACCATCCCACTTTGTTGTGGTGTTTACTTTTGACGATGAATGACCCGCAAGCATATCTCTCAATGCCTGTAAAAAATTGATTGCATCACGACCACCTTGAACACCACGATTCAGAATTTCATCTTCAAGGTGTTCTAAGTGAAGGTTCGCACCTTCTTTTTTTGCTTCTGTTATAAATTGTGTGAATTTCATTTTAGTATATCTTTACGAATGGACCATTAGTATCTCTAAATTCTTTTTTGGCACCATAATACAATGTTTTCAACCATTCGTTCATAAGACCTTTTTTATCTATAACTGCCCATGCATATGCCCAACGTAAACAAGTAAGTTTAGAAGATAAACGACCGGCTGCATATCTAGTAGAATTTTCTTGCATTATACAATAACTCAAAACATTTGCAAAATCATTTTTAGACACTGCTTTATTTTTTGATTTAACTTGCATGTCACCAAAGTCAATCGGTTTACTATTTACTTTAAATTTTGATAATTCTTTTTGGAAATCAATCCAATATTGTTTAGTATCTTTGTCCCATTTACCTGCCGCAGGAATATAAGGGTCTTTACCTGCATTGACTGGTCGAATAATTTGTAACTTTGCATAGTTAGCAGTAAAAAAATCATCAATCGCATCAGCAGATGCTTTACCAATCTTTGCACCTGCATCTTTACCTGTTGGTGTCAAATCTGTTTGAACACCACCTCTTGGTGTTGACATATTAAAATTACGAGTTTGCCAATTCACTAAACTTCCACCCGCCTTAAATTGTCCTGCAATCTCACCATTATCAATTTCTGTAGGTGTTTTATTGTTTGTTCCAAAATTAAAATAACATTTCAAAGGACCAACCATTTCAAATGTAACTTCTTTTTGTTTACCTGCACTTCCCATATTAGAAAGTTCTAAGTCTGCAACCAATTTGGTTTTTGAAATTGCTTTTAGTGAAACTGGAACCAAATCTTTATCTTTTATTAATTCACGCATGTAAGAATTTAAAGAATAAATGTTAGCCATCTTATCTTCAGATTTTGTAATAGAATCTAAATGTTTTCTAATTGCACTTTCTTTTCTACTCTTAACCATGTAAATATCAGCAGGATCCCAATTATCTTTAGTAGATACACCGCAACGAGTTTTCGCAATGTTTTCAATGAAAGACATGAAACCATCATCTTCATCACGGGAATAACTATATCCTTTATTATTACCTAGATATGTTACTAATGCTTTTGCTTGTTTTTCATAAGTTGACATCCACACCTCACGCAAAGCAGTATTTTTTGCTAAGTCGGGATAAACTTTAACTACAACATTAAACATAACCGCCTCTGATGGAGTCGTAGTGCTTTCAATATATTTTTCAAAATAAACTTTAGAACCGTTTTCTTGTTTTGCGGTTTCTATTGCATTACCTGCCATTTAATACTCCTATCAATTTATTGGAGTATTTATGCTATCACAACTACCGTATAATGTCAAGCACTTTATTGCCAGTCCAGACTTCTTGTTCTATCCTAATGCGTTTTTCTGTTGTTAATGTGTCAAAACGATTCATTGCTTTCTTTCGCCACCATTCAATAATGTTGGCCAAATGATGTTTCTCATAGTTTTCACCAGGTAATAACTTCTCTGCATCACCATTGACAAACTCTATCATATTTTTAAATCCATAGTCCGAAATGAAGTATCGTTTCTGTTCATTCAAATTCTTTGCATTTTCAATAGTCAACTTAAATTTATCACCTTCTGGTGTGCCTTTAAGTGCAACTTTAATTAGATTGACCATCGTGTTAGATATCTTTAGTTTGCGACTGGATGCATCTTGTGGTGCCAAATCTTCACCCACAATACCTTCAATGTAATCTTTTAGGTCTGTATATGTCTTGCCATGCAACATAGGCAAGAAGTCACTATCAGTCAAACCTTTAAAACGAATCAGAGGTTTCATGCCATCATATTGTGATACTGCCTTGGAACTGCCATACAAACTGGTAGTCTCAAACAAACAGGTTGTCATCTTATACTTGTCATCAAGCATCTTACGAACTTCATGTGAACAACATATCGCAGCCAGTAATTTACCACCAAGATAATTAAAACCAAATGGTTGTGCAGGTACAATAACAAATCCCATCGCAGCACAAGCATTGAATCGTTGAGCACCACCTTCGTGTTGTGTGAATACTCGACCCAACATATCATTACGAGGTTTACAATTGATAACAGGAGAACCAAGACGAATGAAACCAACCCACTTGTTAGTTTTCTTTTCTAATACTGCCAATCGTAAACAACGACCAGGTATGCTTGTCATGTTAGAATGACTAGAAATCATATCCAAATAAGTGTCCCATCGGTCTTGTGGTAGTTCAATTAGTTCAAACTCCATATCCGCAGGTGACATTGTAAAATTGGAGAACAAGTCTTCTTCAGGTCCCATACCAAAGAGGACAGGTGACCTCTCTGCCATCGAGGCCAGTTTTTGTTCACGCATGTATTCATCAATACGACCAAACTTATCAAAGTAGTCTGAGAATACATTTGCACCATGAACGGCTTGTTCGTGTGTTAACTTCATACTTTTAGACCACCAAAGTCTTTTCTACGTTCTCTATTACCAAATGTGTTTATCGGTTTATCTGGAATGCCTGCATCAGCAATATCTTGTTGTGCAGATTCTTCAGCATCATATAGTCTCATCTTTGCTCTGTCGATACCAAGAACAAATCTCTTATACAAATTAGGGTCACCATAACGATTCTTCAATTGTTTAACAAGAATCTGACCTAAGGCTTCAAGTTCTTCATTACTCACCAATGCAAACATAAAGTCAGCAGTAGCAGGTAGACCAAACGATTCAGAAGTATCTTCGAGACCAGGATCCGAATTACTGAAACCACTACGAGTTGTTTGTGTCGCAGAGACAACTGGTAATGCAAACTCAACGGCAAGACCACGGAGTTCTTCTGCAATCGCCTTGATGTATGAATAACTGTTTACGTTTGCGCCAGGTTTAATTCGTGCCGAACAACAAATGTTTAGATAATCAATAAAGATAATATCTGGTCTAAAGTTCTTCTTCAAAGCCAATCA